GTAAATAGCGGCGCGAGCCTCAGTAATACCTGTCCATGTCCAGTTGGTTGGAACCGTGGTTGAGCCACTAATAGCGGTAAGCGTGCTTGTGTTAATAGATGCACCGCTGCCCTTATTAGGAAAAAGTAGTTCGTAGGCAGCAGAAGTTCCATCGGTATACAGAACGGCAGCAATAACGCGAGCCTTGACATACTTCAAAAGAACAGATGATGGTGTCTTGCTCCATGTATAAGCATAATGAGCAGTACCAGTTGTCATGTCAATGTCATAAATTCTTGAGTTAGTAGAAACATAAAGGGTTTGACCGTCAGATGTCTGACCAAGAATTGTTGCGCTGTTTAAATCTGCATAAGTGGCAAAAGCGGTAGAGGTTCCAGCGGTTGTTATTTTGTAAATTGCTGTACCTGCTGATGTATAAGTTGCCATGTTAATAGCAAAAATAACATCGTTGCCTGAGTTACTGCCTGATGCTAAGGCAACTTTGCCTGGCATAGCCTGAACAAGTGTTGTCTTTTTAAGCAAGTTAATTTGTCCAGGAGTCCACACATCTACGCCATAGGAATTTTTGTAACGAAAGCGTATTTCGTTATCATTGCCTTCCATTGGCTCAGTGAAGTTAATGCCTTCACCGTAATGCCAAGAGGATTGGCTGCGTGTCCAGTAACCTGAACCAGCAAGGGTGTGCTCGCCTGGGTCACGCATCTGGTCTACACGCTGCGCACGAAACTCTGCAGTCTGTCGCTTGTATGGAGTGTTATCGGTAACCGCCATAATGAATGGCATACCACCAATGGCAAGGTCAAACGCATTAGCATTTAAGTCATAGTATGTGGAAAGGCGACCAGATAAATCAATCTGCGTGCGTTCGGTAATGTCAGGCGCTCTTGATACCATGCTTCTCCTTAATGTTGTTTAAATAAAAAACCCCGCCGAAGCGGGGCTTTAGTATTATTAAATTACTTCTTTATCCAATCACAATCACTACATAACCTGAGCCGCCAGCGCCTGATGTTCCATAAGTTGCCCCACCGTAAGCAGTTCCACCGCCACCGCCAGTGTTAGCAGTACCACTTACCGCAATGTTTGAACCGCTGGCTGCTCTCCCGCCACCGCCTGTGCCACCAGCAGCGCCTTGAAAACCTCCGCCACCGCCACCTGCATAAGTAACGGCTGAACCAGTTATAGAGTTAGAACTTCCTGCTCCTCCAGAAGCACCAGGAGATGTGCCAGTACCAGTGTTACCTACTGCACCCGCACCACCACCACCGCCGCCACAATTTCCCGCGCTTTGCGACCCCCCAGCATTACCCAATCCACTAATTCCCGCCCCAGTAACAGTGCCACCGCCGCTGCCACCACCTGAACCACCAGACAAACCATCCATGCTAGATGCTCCACCACCGCCACCGCCAGGAGAATAGATTTGTCCTATTGCTGATGCAATGCCGTTCATACCAGATAATTGACCGCTTCCAGGATTAGTTCGTGCTGCGCCACCTGCTCCAACAGTTACGGTAAGTGTTCCTGCTGGAAGGTATTGACTTGTGTTATACAAAAGTCCACCAGCGCCACCTCCGCCGCCGCCGTCACCAGCGCCTGCGCTGGTGGCTCCCGAGCCTCCGCCGCCAATTATCAAAACTTCACAAATTCCAGCAGTACCAATAGTGATAGAACCAGAACCTGTGTATTTAATAATAGTCTTACCAGCGCGAGTTGAAGTATCTATAGTAGGTGAGCCAGTTGTAGCACTGTAAGTTGCTTGAGGTGTACCTCTAAGCAAACCAGCATTACCAGTGGCTGAAAGTTTTTGATTAGATAACTTGACAATTCCCATTAGGCAATCTCCACTCCCGAAATGTGGAAGTTGATTGTGGTTGCAGATGCAAGACCAGTAATAGTTTTAGTTGTAGCAAGTACCTGCTTGATGTCAAAGATAACAACATCGTTTGCTGGTACTGATGCAGTAGTTGCAATAGCAACACCATCTAAATTAAGGGTAAATGTACCAGCAGAACCTGCTGTATTAGTAACTACAATGTTAGTGATAACAGTTGTAGTTGCAGAGGGTACTGTGTATAGGGTTGTGCTTGTTAGTGCCGCTGCTGTGCGAGCCAGCGCTTTAGATGTTGTAGCCATTAGTTACTACTTCCTTCTGTTTGTGAGTAGGGTGAAACAAATTCATTCTTATTTGCGTCATACCTATAACCTGGTCCAGGGTATACACCACGGAACGAAGCATTGTATGAGCATTGAAGCCATTCGGTGTCTTCACCGTATAAGGACTTGCAGAAAGCAATTCCTAACGCTTCTTGTTCTTGACCGTTTTCATCGGTGATTACTTCATTATTAACAACAATAATGTTAGTAACAAAACCGTCTTTCATTTGTGCAAAGTGTGCCATTATTTTCTCCTTTATCCAATTACTACTACTACATAACCTGAACCACCGTTGCCTCCAGTATTGCCGCCACCACCGCCAGAGTTTGCTATTCCGCCACCGCCAGTTAAATCGGATGCAGCAGTTCCAGCACCACTAGCACCAGCGCCACCAACACCATAATTTACTGATGTTCCTGTAATAGAAACAGCAAGTCCTGTACCTGGAACACTGGGATTAACTCCTGACGATGCTGCGTTAGTTGCTGAACCTACGCAACCCCCACCACTGCCTCCATGATACCAATAACCAAATCCCGTTCCGCCAGAGCCGCCAATCCAACCACCAGCACCACTACCTTGTACACCACCTGTGACACCACCGCCTCCGCCGCCGCCTGCGCCTGCTCTGCCAACGGAGTTTTCCGCAGCAGAGTTATTTCCTCCTCCACCGCCGCCTACTGCCCATACACTACCTAATTGAGTTGGATAACCGTTACCACCTTCAGCGGTTGTTGTTCCACCTGCTGCTCCAATAGTTACTGTGTGGGTACTAGCAGTAAGAACAAAGTTAGTATTGTAAGTAACTTGACCTCCACCGCCACCTCCATTACTGCGTCCTCCACCTGCGCCAACAACAAGAATTTCGCAAGTTCCAGCAGTACCGATGGTAATTGAACCAGAACCAGTAAACTTATAAATAGTTTTACCAGCGCGAGTAGAAGTATCTACAGTTGGTGTACCAGTTGTGCTAGTAACAGTTGCCTTACCAAGAGTGTAAGGAGAAAAAGGTAAACCACCAAGTAAAGGACTCATTATGCAAACTTTCCTAATCCCGCAAGCACCGTGTATGTAGGTGTTGACGCTGTTTTAACAATTGTAAATGAGTATGCATCTATACCAGATGCGTTACCTGCGCTAGGAGCAGAACCACCAGCCCACTTAGGAGTAACGGAAGTACCGTCAATTGTAAACGCTGTGCCATAGTAAGCAGTAGAACCTTGAGTTACAAGTAATACAATGCTAATAGCATTATTAACAGGAAGTATGCTGCTAAGGGTAGCACCACCGCTACCACGAAAGTTAATAGTAAAGTTAGATGTAGCGCTAGATGTGTAATACCAGGTGGTAGAAGTAATTGCATCAATGTTAATTGCTGCAGGAGCAGCAGCGGCAACAATGTTTGTTACTTCTTCTGTGCCAGTAAGGGCAATGTTTGCAGTAGTGCTGCTAGAACCTTGCGCTCCAGGCGCACCGTCACCTGCAACTACTACCCAGTTTGTACCATCGTATCTTTTTATTGGCATGTTAGTATGCTCCCATTATGTCCATAGTTCGTAGGTCAGGGTCTGTTGTTCCAGTTATGTCAATCCACACATCGCCAGTAATAGGTGATGAAGGAGTTGTACTTCCTGAATAAATACGCTTTCCAGTATTGGAACCAGTGTTGGTCAGTGGTTGAACTTTAACAGTACCAGCAGTACCTGTATCTGTACCCATACCAAGAAAATCAATGTATGTATAAGTAGTACCAGAACCACTATCAATTTTAACTTGTGAACCAGCAGTAATTGCTGACCAAGATGGAGTAGTTCCATCAGTAGTTAAATAGTTACCAGCACTACCAGTTTGCGATGGCAAACCTGTATAGTATGATGCAAATGTAATAGCAGTTGTACCAATAGTAATGCTACTAGCGCTTGAGTTAACAAATGTTTTACCAGAGTTTACTGTACCACCAGTAACATTGATAACATCTCCATTTGCAATTTCTGGAGTTTGGTCATTATCAGTAGCACGGGTTATTACCCAAGGTGCAGCACCACTACCTACAGTAGTTAGTGTATAGATACCATTTTGCAATTGTGTTGTCTGGTCTTTGATAAGTATACGCTGACCAACAGATACTGTCTGACCATCAAGTGTGCTAAAAGCACGGTTAGTATCAGCAGTAAGAGTTGCACCTACACCAGATGTACCATTGCTATAGTTAGCAGAAAGATTGCTTACAGATGCGGCAACAACTGGAGCATGGTAGTTGACACCAGCGGTAACTAAATCTACATACTGTTTAGTAGCAAGACCAAGTGCTGTTGTTGGGTCTGCACTTGCAACAGCAGTAGTAAGTGTTGGACTTGTGCCAAATACAAGAGCACCAGTACCAGTTTCATCTGAGATAACGCCAGCCAATTGAGCCGATGTAGTGGCTGCAAACTGTGCCAGTGTTCCAGTAGTAACTGCTCCATTGGCTGTTGAGATAGCAGACCAAGCAGAACCTGACCATACATACATAACACCTGCTGTTGAATTCCAGTATGTAGCACCTGTAATAAGGGCTCCACCTTGATTGTCTACAGTAGGAGCAGATGCCTTAGAGCCGAGGTAGCGTTGGTCATAATTTGTGTATGTAGTAGCAGCCGAAGTTGCTGAGGTTGCAGCACTTGTAGCCGATGTAGCAGCAGCGGTAGCCGAGGCAGCAGCCGAAGTAGCAGATGTGGCTGCAGCCGTTTGAGAAGTCAAGGCTGATGAGGCTGATGTCGCTGCACTGGTGGCGCTTGTAGCAGCCGCAGATTGGCTTGTAAGGGCGCTAGAGGCGCTTGTAGCGGCTGCTGTAGCCGAAGCAGCAGCAGAGGTAGCGCTTGTAGCGGCTGCTGTGGCTGATGCGGCTGCGGATGTAGCGCTGGTTGCTGCGCTGGTAGCCGAGGTTGCTGCAAAGTTTGCGTTGTACTTGGCAGAGTAATCTGTGCCCGATACAGGGGTGACCAGTTGCGTCGCCCAGTTTTGAGCAGTAGTTGCCGAAGTAGCGGCGCTTGATGCGCTTGTGGCTGCAGAACTAGCAGAAGTAGCAGCAGCACTTGCGCTGGATGCAGATGCAGTTGCAGATGTAGCAGCACTGCTTGCGCTAGTAGCAGCAGCAGTTGCGCTTGCAGCAGCGCTCGTGGCACTTGTTGCCGCTGCGGTTTGAGATGTAAGAGCAGAAGATGCACTTGTTGCAGCAGCGTTAGCAGAGTTTGCAGAAGCAGTCGCACTGGCAGCAGCGCTAGTTGCTGATGTTGCTGCGCTTGTAGCGCTAGTTGCGGCGCTTGTTGCGCTAGTAGATGCAGCAGTGGCTGAGCCAAGGATTGCATCTACATAAGACTTAGGTGTTGCAGATGATGACACCATGCCAGTGCTGACAAGACCAGTGATTGTTCCGCTAGTCATGTCAATAGCAGCGGTAGAAGTTACCGAACCTGTAAGAGTTGCGCCGTTAATCGTTGGAGTGGTAAGAGTCTTGCGAGTAAGGGTTACTGACTGAGTAGAACCAACAATGTTGCCATCGCCTGAGGCAAGTCCGTGAATGTGACTTAAGCCAGCAGAAGCAAGGATTGCTGTATCGTTGTCGTAGCCACGGGCAGCCTGATGAGTTTGTTCTTCTTTAAAATCACGGGCAGACACACCGTGGCGAACAGATGTACCAGCAGCATGAGAAAATGCAGTAGTTCCATCTTGTCCACGAGTAAGTGTGAGGGTAGTAGATGTAGCAGCCGTTACTGTTACTACTTCTTCCTTTGAACCATCTGCGTCAAGGATAAGAGTAAACGGAACAAACGGTGAACTAATCGGAAAACCGCTAACAGATACGACAGCAACGCTTGTGGTGGTATCACCCGATGCTGCTGATGCAACTGAGTTAACCAGCGTTGTTTCAATCGCTGTTGCGGAGAAGGTTCGCTTGAGTGAGCCTGGGTCGCCTGCTGCCATGTGTGTGCCTTATCTCTGGTAGTGTGAACGAATAGGGAATTGGCGGCGTTGGTTCTCCGCCACTTCGTTAAGACGAGTGTTGTATACATTGAACAAGAAGCGTGCTGCGTTCTCACCACTTCGTGCGCCACGCTGATTATCAAGCACATCTGCTTCTGCAGATAGGGCACCCAAGCGTGATGGGTCTAGGAACGAAATCATACGAAAGGCTGCGCCATAGACAACTACATCTTCTGAGTAGTCAGGCATACCTGTTGTTGTTGAGTATTCTTGTGATGTTGCTGTAGTTAAATCAAAAATTGTAGGGCGCTTTGAGTAAGCCACATTCACTGTACGACCTGGCACCACTGGTGAGTAGATACCAAGTGAGTGTCCAAAGTTAGTGCCGTCACCAAAAGCGGTGGGGTTAGCAGTTCGGTCTAGTTGCCAAGCGCGGACAGGTAACCATTCTTTAGTAGGTCCAATTACTTGGTGTGTAACTGCAAGAATGTTTTGCACTGCATCTGGAATGTCATAGGTAGTGCGAGCAGCAATGTAGGAAAATTGGTATTGACCAATGGCAAAGATTGATGGGTACATTGCGTTGATTGTGTCGTTGATGGCACGCTTAATTTCATAGCGTGGAAACAAAGGCGATACAATTACCTTGGCTGAATTACTATGGGTGGCAGCAACGGTGCCGCGTTGTCCACGACCCCATGGCGAAATGGTTAAAATGTTGTCAATGTTATTAGTAGAGTTAACATACATAACTTCATCGTCAATTTGCACATAACCACGGCTAACAACATTGGCATCATAAACAGCAATGCTGGTAGTTGTAGTTGAAGTAACAGCAGAAACCAGCCATGTGGTTGATTCCATGTTTAAACTGTAACCATGCAGCAGTGTGTCTACACGGTCAGTTAATTGTTCAAGAGTAGACATTAGAGGTTGATGCTCCTTAGCGCTGACACGGCTGACTTGCCAGTGGTACCAGCAAGTTCATTACATACTGCGTTTAAATCTTTAAAGTTATCTCTTGTGCGAGTTGAACTAACCTTGTAATTAAGCGCAGCAAGTATGCCTAAACCAGTAGTTCCAGCCCACTTATTTGCCGCTCCTTGTGCTTCTAGGAAAGCAGTGCGGGCTGGGTATGTGCCAGCGTTAGCAAGCCGATTCAACTCTGCTACTAATGTACTTCCGTCATACCCAGTTGCCATAATTACTTGCCTTTCTTCTGTGCTGCTCTCATGTTATCCACAAGGTTGGGATACTTTCTTCCAGCCTTTTTTGCTGCAGCCTTGGCTGATGCTTTAGCGGCAGATGATAACGGTGTTGATTTTTTCTTAGGGTTAGGTGTTTCCCAAACTTTTTTAGCCATTATTTTTTACCTTTGTTGCGTGCGCTAATAGCAGCGGCTTTCTTTTTAGCATCTGCTTTTGATGATGCCCCCCACGCTTGAAGCGATAACAACAAGCGGGTGGGTTCACCATTGGGTTTGCGTTCAGGTCCAGGCGCACCACCCATGCGTGCAAGAAAACTTGCTCTGCGTGGGTTATCACCAGATTTAACAGGTGGCTTTAAGTTTGAACCTTGAGCCTTGGCAGATGCACGACCTTTTGCATTTAATCCACCCGTAGGTGACTTGCCTTCTTTACGCTGCCATGCTGGTGATTTTGCCATTTATTTTCCTTTAACTTTTTTAAGATTTGGATTTGCTTTCTTAGCAGCAGAGGATGCCTTTCGAGCGCCTGCAGCAAGTATCGCACCCGCGTTCTTCATCGGGATTCCTTGCTTTTTTGCAATTTGTTTTTGCGCAGCAGCAAAGCCCATCCCCTTCTTCGCTGCCATTATTTTTCACCGAGAGTAACAGGTGGCGTATTAACATCACGCCCGCCAACCCCGTAAGGGTTAATCGTTCCATAGTTGTCATCTTGGTTGACATCTTTACTTCCACATCCGCATGTGCTGCACATTTACTTGCCCTTCTTCTTTAGCATTCCCTTGCCCATTGCAACTTCTTTCTTAACTTGAGCCTTTGATTCGCCCTTCTTAAGTTCTGCTTTCTTTGTTGCTTTTGGTTCTGTCTTTTCGTAGGCAGCGTATGCAGCCTTTTTTGTAATCTTTGCCATTTGATTCCCCTTTTGTGTGATTACCTTTACATCGCCACCAACACTTATGTTGTAATCAGCGGCAATTTTAATTGCTCTCCGAGCAGTAAACTCTGCGCTTTTAAGAGAGTTCTTGCTAAACCCTGCTGCTGCTAAAGCACCAAGGGCTAAACTTCCGCCGCTGCCTACCGCGTACAATCCACGGTCATCGCGTGACCACATGTAATCTTGGTCAATCTCATAAAGGATTCCATTGACGCAGATAAGAGCATCAAAGCCAGCATCTTTATCTACGGCCGTATTAGGGCTATACCCATTTTCAATCATAACTTCGCGTAGCGAAGGTAACACTTTTGTCTGCATGAAAGCATCTGTTGTTAAAAATGTTTTAACTACCTTGGGCGGTGTCCATAAGTATTGGGCTATGTTGCCAGCAACGGCATCGCCTGCAAAGGCAAATACATAGTCACCTTTCTTTACAACTTTATCCATACCTTTTGCGTAGTATGGTTTGTCGTCATAGGTAGTCATGGAATCTGCGGCTATGAGCGCCCAGTCTTTTCCCTGAATACCTACAATGGCAGTCATCTTTATCCTTTAAAAGTATTTGTGTTTGCGTCGAAGGCTTTGCCTACTTTGTTTGAATCATCTATTGCTTTTTGTACTTGTTTAGTAGAAGTGCCCGCTGGCTGTATACCTTGCTCGCGTGCTGACTTATACAAATTTAATTCTGTTGTCCATTTTTTATCTGAGATTGGTCTGCCTGCATCGCCTTGGTTAATTTGCAATGTGCCAAGTTTACAGCCAAAGCAACCTTCTACATACTCAGGATGTTTTTGTATTTGATGTAAATTCATAGTGGTGTTATGTAATCCCCATAAGTGCCACCGATGGAAGCATCGGTTAATCGTGTCTTTGTTTTTTCGTCAATAACATACTCATGCCCACCCATGTAAACTTCTTGGGCTTGCAATGTTTCTGTTTGGCTAGGGAAGCGATAAGAAGAATAAGTTCCATCAATCATCATAACTGTCACGCCACGGTTAATTGCGTAGCGGGCTAAGAGGCGGTGCCAACCTGCAGGTGTTTCTGCAACCGATGGTGTCTTAAATAAATACTCTGCCATTGTTCCTCCTTGATTGGTGTAGAGAGAGGGCGGGCGAACCCGCCCCCTCCGCTACAAATTCACTACGCCTGGATTGAAGAAGAACTCTCAATACGGTACATAGCAGCCTCGCGGTAACGAGCAAAGCCGAGAACACCGTACCAACCGATTGGGCGGAAACGGAGCAAACGGTCAGTGACTGGTCCGATTACAACATTTGGCTCTTGTGCAACAGCCTCAGCAAGTGCTTGCTTACCTGCAACGATTGTGCGGTAAACAGCAGTTACTGGAGTAACTGTTACAACTGTTGTCGCTGTAACTGCAGCAGTGTTTGCTGTGTCTACAGTGATTGTGGTTGTTGAACCTGATGTAACCAAAGATGTAATCTTTGCACCAGATGCAATACCTGTGCCTGAAATCTTATCTCCTGCTTCTGCAGAAGTAGCGATAACAGATGAAGATGCCACACCGAATGTGTAGCCAGAAGAAGTACCTGCAACTGTAACTGCAGTTGTAGCAAGTGCTGATTGGTCAGCGCCGTCTACACCACGGTACATACGAGGTGTTTCAATGAACATTGCACCTTCGTAGGTTCCAATGTTTCCAGCCCAGAATTGACCCTGACCTGTTTCTGCATACTTGTGCATGTCTAGCCATCCACCAGAACCTGTTTCAGCACGAAGGTCGTGTGAAACTTCTGGGTGGATACCTGTCCAGTAAAGGCTTCCTTCACGAGGAACAGCCTTGTTTGCACGAAGTTTTGCAACTGCACGACGGATGTTAGCAGCAGTGATTGTGTCAGTTGCTGTAACTGTAGCAGTTGAAGTACGAGCGGTTGAAGATGCTGAGTAAATAACATTTGTTCCGCCACGCAATGTTTCCATAGCCAACTTGTCTAGCGAGTCTGCCATGTTGTAAGCGATGATGTCTGCAACTGCAGGGTCAACATCGGAGAGTGAGAATAGTTGCAACTTACGAGTTACAAGTGAAGCATTGCCGTATTCAGCAAGTGTCACTGCAACTGTGGTTACATCTGATAGTGCTACTGCATCTGGGTCAGTTGTTTCTGATGAGAGTGCAGAAGTTACTGCTGCCAAGTCGTTGTAGATTGAGAATACAACGCTTGAACCTGGCATTGCCTGTTGAGCAGGGCGCTTGTCAGCCACTGAACGAATCAATGGTTGAGAACGAAGCGCAAACTCTACATAGCGGTCATACGCTGTCTTGATAAGCCCCGCTAATGCGGTGGTATCTGTGTATGCCATGTGGGTTCACCTCCTGGTGATTGGTAGTTTGAGTTATTGAACTGAAACACCGAGTAATGCATTGAGTTCTGCAGCATTTTTAGCGCCTAGAATTTTAGACATTGAATCTTCGTCAACTCCTGGTGGAGTTCCTGTTGATACAACATTGTTAATTCGTGACTGTGCTTGTAATGCCGAGTTGTTAGCCTGAGATTGCTGAGTTTCCTGTTGCGCCTCTGGCTGATTAACACCAAATACATCGCCGTATTCATTGAGCCAGTTAGTAACTGCTTCCTCAGTAACATCTAAGTCCTGAGGTATGAACGCTGCAACCTTTGGGTTAATACCCTTTGTAGTCAACACATCTTTCACGGTGCGTTGACGAGTCTGATTCTTTAGTGTTGTTGCCTCTACTTCAAGTTCTTTCAAACGCTTTTCAAGCGTGCGATTTACCTTGCGTAGTTGCTTAACGACATCCTGAGGTTGGTCCTCATCTAAGAAGTCATCATCTTCGTCATAATTGGTAGCCATCTACCTATCTCCCTTTCGTTGGTTGTATTCGCAATCCACAACATAGTTCGGGGAAACCATGTTGGCTATTGCTACCAGACTGTTACGCCCCCCTGGGCTGGTGGGTCAGGGTGGGGATTCTTTAGATGCTGCTTTCTGTCTTAAGTGATGAAGCGGTTAATCCAGTTCCACCACTAAAGCGTGCTGCTTCTCTTTCTGCACGGCGTTGAGATGCAAGAAGTTCTTGTGAGTCTTTGCCAAGAACTGCATTAACCGCGCTAAGTTCTCCGTATTGATTTCCTTCTATTTGAGCAAGTCTTGCTTGTGTATCTGCAAGTATACGGGCTTTGCCGAATGTTTGCTTAAGTGAGTTAAGGTCATCCATACCCGCCATTGGGATGTATGACTCAAGGGCACCAGCACCGCCAGGACCCTTATCAAATTTAAATCCACCAGCAGTAGCAGCAGCACCAATTTCAGCAGCGCGAACTTCCTTAGTAACAATGTCCATGCCCAATTTAGGGTCAAGCAAATAAGACACAGCAGTGGCAGCGGTAATACCGTAGTAATCTTTAAGGGCTGCTAATACATCTGGTTGCTTGTTAACATGGTCAACAGCAAGGTTGACTCGGCTTTCAAATTCCGTAGGCGAAACCTGATTGCCAATGAGTTCACCAAGTTTTGCGGTGGTTCCAAAGACATTAACATCAAGACCATTGGCGCGAAGAATTTGGTCATACCCGCGTTCCATAGAAATGTAAGTGGCTTCGTTGACAGCCTTGCCTTGCTTTTGTAAGGCAGCCATGCCAGGGAATCGGCTTGCGTATTCTGGGGTTTGGGTAATTTCAAGTCTAATTTGCGCAGCAGTTTTATCTTGCAAAATCATGTTGTTTACTACATCTGCAAGCGGAGCCAAACCAGCCAACTGGAGAGATGCACGAAAATCTTCAACCGCAGTTGTGGTGTTGGCTTGTTGCTGTTGCTTTAATAAATCCTTTTGTTGCTGTGCGGAATCAGCATTTAATTTGTTTTGATTTTCTAACCCAGCCTTAATCCCTTTGTCAATCAAGGCTTGTATTTCTTCTGCAGTAAGTTGTTTATTGTTACCACCAGGAGGAAGCACTGTTACTCCAGAGCCTTGAGGTGTAGCAGCAGGAGTTGTAGTGGGGGTTGCTGAAACTCCACCAAAATACCTACCTAAACTTGCAGGGTCAAAAGTTTGCGCAGAAGGCTGAGTAGTTGGAACTTGCCCAGCCACATAGTCGGTATAACTTACTCTGTCCTCTGGAGGAAGTTTGGCTTGTGTTGCTGCCCATTGCGATGCGGAAAGTACCATTAGCCTAGGAATCCAAACTGCTTCAACAAATCGTTCGCCATGTTGCTATAAGTTTCTTTAGCGTTCTTTGTTGTCTGCCATAGTGGGTCTTGTTTAACTGACTTTGTAAAATCTGCAAAAGTGTTAGCAGCGCTACCGTCAGGGCGCATTACTTTGCCCATCAAATCTTTCCAACTAATGTCTGCTGGGTCAACTTCTAGCAAACTAGCCATCTGATTACGGTAACTGTTTGTTACTTCGTAAAGGCTGCGACCTTGTTGGAGTTGTGGAGCAAATGGCTTGTATGCATCCATTGCTTGATTCTTGATTTCATTGACATACCACTGTGAATCCCTGCCTGATGTTGGGTCAAGCAAATCATGGTTAATGGTATCAAGGTAGTTCTTGTCAAGGTTAACGCCATAGTTCAAGGCTGTCTTTTTAAGAGTATCTACATAACTTCCAATGGCTCCGCCGCCTGTAAAGATGATGTCGGCATTGGTGGCAAGGTGATGTGCAAATTGATTATCATCCCAGCCATTCTTCATTTTATCCATGGCAATGCCCTGAATCTTTGAAGTGTTGTCAATAATTTTACCTGTGGTTGGGTCAATTGTGTTAACCGCAATGCCAAGTTTTTCTAAAGCAGCATTGGTTGAGTCAATGTTGTTGCGAAGTTTTTCGGCAAAAGTTGCTGCATTGCGTGGGTCATGGCTTTCAATAAAGAATTGAGCCATAGATGGCAAAGTTGTTTGCCACCAACGAGTGCCCTTGAGCGCTTCTAAAAAGTTTGCTTCTGTCCAAGCGCCAGTTTTTGCTTGTTTGAAAAGGGCATCAATTTGAACTTTATCTGGACCAGTAAGTGTTGAAAATGTTTTACCTAAATAACTAATCCATAAACCCTTAACATCTGTTCCCGCTGGTGTGGTTGTCTTGCCACCTTTGCCACCAGTTGTGGTAGTTGTTTTTGCGCCTGTTGTAATTTGTGGAACGGTTGTTTTAAATGCTCCATCAAAAGGTTTATTTGCAGCAGTACCCGTTGGGGCAGTTGTTGTTCCCTGTTCATAGGCAGGGGTGCCAGGAATAAGGCTCTCTCCACCAGGACCATAACGAAGTGGTTGCGCTGGCTTTGCCTGAGGATTTGCTGAGTCAAAATCATCTAATGCTTGTTGCGCTTTTGCAATTTGGTCTGGGTTTTGTAAATCTTTAGCCTTGGCTAAATCTTCTGCAAGTTTGGCACGCTTAGATGTTTGTTGTGTGCCTTTTTCAGTTTGATTTCTTTT